CTCAACCCAAAATTTCTTACTCGTTTTATAATATCTAGCAGTTTGCTTTGATACTATAAAGTATCTCCCTGTCCATCTTCTCCCATTCTTGCTTGATGGGACGTTCCCTGGTATAAATATTCCTCTTGGCATACATATTCTATTAGTTCGGCCGCACCTCTAACTCCATTAAGAGCTATAAAGTCCGAAAAATCTTTTGATTTGTAGTCAAAGGTATTAAATTTTCCATTAGTGAAAAATAACGGTATGAATCCATACAGTTTCCTATGTCTATTGGCAAAAGATATTCCAGTGCGGTCAAAGTCATATAATATGTATATTCTTGCAAATCTGTCAGTTAAATCCTTAACAACATCTGCAGGAATGACACAACTTTCTGACGAAGGTGCTACAGAGGGTATTCCAAATACATCTAAACACATAACATCTTTTAGTGATTTAGTAATAACTAACGTGTCCCCCCGAAGTGGAAGTTGGCTCAACCCTTGTAGATCAGACACGCTAGTATTACTTAACCATTTAAATTTACTATATGGTTGATATATTTTCATTTTTCCATTAGGGAAATGATAAGCATAAATAGGATTGTAACGATTGCTGCTAACAATAAGGTTATCATTAACCCACACATTAGCGGCAGCTCGTACATTATATTTACTAAGTATCTTACAACATATTCCATATTTAGACCAAAAAGTTTTATCCTCTTGGGTATTCCAGGGACGTGATTTAATTTGTATTGTAGTAGTAGATGGTTTTATGTTTTCATATTCTTTTATGTGCTCACCTACATATTGTTTAGTAGGTGTTGTAAAAGATTTAGTAGAGATACCAAGCTGAAAGTCATTGTCTATCAACCTGTAAGTATCAAATCTCTTTAGGCCAAACAGCTTAGTAAGAAAGGTGAAACAATCACCTGACTCACCTGTACTGAAATCTTTAAAGAAATACTTACCGCTACTATGTTTGAAAACTGTAAAAGACGGAGATCTATCTTTACGTAAAGGAGAGCACATAGCTCTTCCATACTTAAAATCTTTGCCTATGTAGTACGAAAAGATGTCTAGGGAGTTAATTCTCCCTAGAATCTCTTCATCACTAAGCTCTACTACTCGGCTACCGTACATTAGAACGGCATATCAGATCCTCCTGTTGCTAATACTGTTGTAGGGTTTGATCCTACTGCAGCGTCTGGCTCAGGCTTAACAAGTTTCTTCTTGTTCCACTCTGAGATATAGATGTTAGTGCTAGTTGCAGCTATCTCCATAGGCTCGATAAAGTTAGGGTATTTAGGAAGAGATACATACTTACCTTTGTAGATAAATAGCATTCTAAACTTTCTACCTGCATACTTCTTACCAAACAAAGCAATAACTTTATTACCATACTCTGCAAATGTTGTTACATTGTCTATAACAAAATCTGCTTCAGGCATAAACTTAGTAGCAATATGCTTTACACGACGAGATACGTCAGTTGCTTGCTTTTCTACATCACCATAATCTGGGTTAGCAGGAAATTCTGCATGCTTCACTGATGCACCATTAGATTGCTTAAACTCAAAGTCAAGTCTTCCGCCTTGATCCATGTTAAGCGTTACATTTACTAATTCACAATTCTCTTGAATACCTACTGCTGGCATTACTCCACCAGTACTGTTACTTTCTACGTTACTTCCGTACATTTTTTCTCTCTTTTAGAAATTAATTAATTGTTATACTCTTCGATAGCCTCTGCTACCAAGTTTAAATCGTTTGGAATTTTAACAGACCCAAACATGTCTTTAGGAGCTTTACCTGTATTAGCGCCATCATTCTGTGTTATGAATGAATAGTCCATACCTGTCTCGCTCTTAGTAACGTCTGTATACAATACAATAGTAAACATACCCTCTAGAGTAACTACATTATCCATCATTTTACCGATAGTCTTTGCCTTAGTAACTTTGTTACCGTGGGCATCGAATGTAACTTCTGAGTGCATCATAAATACTACAAGCAAATCGTCACGCATAGATTTAACTGCATTGATTATCGACCAAGCATTCTGAGCAATCTCAGTAAACTTTTTGAAACCAGTTTCGTTAGCTCTACGCATATACTCGTTAGCCATAGTGTATTGATAGTCATCAATAACAATCGTCTTTATTTCAGGACGTTTCTCATTAATGTAATTCAAACATTTGAGAATCTCGTGTGGGACATCACTAGAGTGAAATCTACCGTCGGGGTTCTCTTTGTTGAATGTAGGATACTTAGTCTTCCATCCTTTGAATGGTAACGCCTTACGAGCTACGTTAACAATGAATGTGGACTCAGGGTTTAAGTTTTCAATTGAAGTGGATTTCCCTGTACCACTTGCGCCAACTATTAATAGTTCTTGTGCCATTTAAAATAGATTTATTTCGGTTTTTACTTTTTCTTGTTCTGCGTGTCTTGCATTCCATTTGGTACCCCTAAGCTCTTTGTGCTTTTCTTGTAGTTTACGACGACAACGTCCTACCCCCTCGAAAGACGGGTATTGTTTGCTGTGTAAACCTTTTAGAAAATCTCTAGTGCTTAGAGTTGTTATATCAATATTGTAAGCCAATAAGATAAAACCATATAGAACGTAATCGCAGTCTCTAGCCTTAGCCTTGTTGAGTAGTATCGCTGACACTCTCTTCTCGTACTTTTTGACTTTCATTGCTCGAATAGGTTGGTGGTTTAGCATCTAATATTTGATTATGCGCCAAATCATTTTCCATAAGTGCAATGCAAGGCTCGCCCTCCCTGACCTTCAAGTAATGCCAAAATATAGCATTAGTTGTAGGCCATCTCTTTGGGCCATATGCCCTAATACCAAGCATCTCTGGACGGTGTGTTACCACCACAATGTCAGAATACATATAACATGCATCTGCACCGAAAATGTCTTGCTTCTTAGGGTAATGTAAATCAGGGTTTTGTATGCGCTCTGAATTTTCTATGTTACGGTTCATTTGAGATATTAGAATAAATGACACTCTAATAACTTTCTTTAATCCATTAAACATAGCCATCAAATCATAGAGAAGATCTCTATCTTGTGCACCTCCAACCTTTTTTACAAGAAGAGTATGATCTAACATAATTATAACAGGTTTGTCTTTCTCTTTAGAAAACTTTAATATAGTTGCCTCTAGAGCCTTAACACTACCTGGTATATCTACGTAGTTTATATCATACTTATTTAACTTGCGTGCTTCTTGTACTGCGTTCATATAGTAATTGTCATTCAACTTAAAGTTTTCTGACGCACTATATAGTTGCTGTGTAGTAAGTTTCATCTTATTACTAAGTTTACGGCCAATTAGCCGAGAAGAAAGCATCTCAAAGTTAAATGAGAGTATTGCAAAGTCATCCTTTTCGTTAAGATCTTTCAATCCTGTCTCAAGTTGACCTAGCACTGCAGTTTTACCGCTACCAGACATACCAGCAATAGTTGTAATAGTCTGCCATTCGATACCACCCATAGAAATGTTGTTAAACTTTTTCCAAGGTGTAGTAAGAGATTTAATTTCACCTTTACGTCTACCATCTATGTAGCGTAATGCTGCACTAGATGCTTCTGATATGTGGCGCCACGGTAATGGCTTTTGTTCTTCACTCATATTAAATCTCCTCCATAGTTTTGTTCGTCCGAAGGTTTGGGAGCTTCAATGCCTTCATACATAGTCCAAGCTTCTTGGTTTAGGTATGATGACATCATCTTCCACGGTGGACGAAAATCATTAGTGTAACTTGCCTGCTTTCTATCTTCATGTTCTGCTGCAATAGCTTTGATTATAGTTTCGTGCAAGTCGGGGTTTCTCTCTATCAATGCTATGTATTTAAGCTTATTACGCTTCATGTCATTGTGGAGAGGCCTACCTCTATCTTTTCTAGGATAGGCAATTGCAAATTGATTCCAACAATCTTCGCAACCTCGTACTTTAAACAAATCCAACGCTTTTTGACGGAGTGTAAGTGACTCATCGGGCATTATTTTCACAAAGCCTCGTGTCTGTAGTTTTTCTCTGTCAACGGGTAAAATTTCTAAGTACTTTTGAACTTGTTTGTCTCCTTCACTTTTAAGAAGCATATAAACAAATTCGCTAGGTGTGAGATGATTGCCTTTCAACTTGGTTAAGTTCAAAGATACTTTCATCGCAATTTAAATATTTATCGAGTTCCTCTTCAGTTAAGATTACCAAACTTTCGTCTGGTAAGCATTTTAATCCATCTTCACATTGTATACAATTACTCATAACATTTTAAATTACCATCACTGTCTCTACGATGTGCTAGAAGGAGATTTAAAGATACGTCATTTTCTTGTATTGTACAATCAAATTCTACTTTTATAATGTCTGCTATACCCTTAGGAGTCAGCAACATAATGTCTTCATAATAGAATTTTAACACTTGTATTAAATGCCAAATTTCATTAAAATTTAAATCTTTTCCTTTGTAGGGACTGTTTTTCATATTATACTATTTCAATATATCCTTCCATTTCAGTCATTTGTTTATTGAAATGTGCTTTATACTCATTTAGAATATAATCTTCTGTAAATGTATGTAATTTAGTGTAGTTTTCCAAAGCATTTGATGGATGTGAAGTTTTAAGTGCTTCAGTACACGCATTGTAAGCAGACCACAGGCTTCTAGCTTTAAACACTTCAGACTCAAACCACTCTTTAGTAGCTGTTTTAAGTTGTGAACCATTTAAAATGTTCTCGTTTACAAACAATTGACCAAAATAATCGCCCACTTGTTTGTTAGTAAGTGGTATATCATGCATATAACTAGCATCTTCTTGTGCTTTGTCGTGTAGTTTATCAGTTTGTGTAAACAATTCTGCAATCAACGCATCCATATCACTCTCAATATTCTGAGTGTGCTTACGTAATTTTACAATATCACCTACAAACATTAAGTTAGAGCACACTGTAATTTGTGAGCCTGCACATAATCCTATTGGTAATGTTTTGTCATACGAATTACGGAATCCTATAGATATGTCAGAGTTTTTATCACTGCTTGGAAATACCATAGAGCCAAACATTTGTTGTCCTCTGTGATTTACTTCTAGTTTTTGTGAAATAGGTTCTCTACCATACTTAAGCATTCCTGCTTTCTTTACTCTTGTTACTA